GAGCGTGGATGAGTTCCAGCGCAAGGCGCTCGAACACATCGGCACCACCAAAGCCCTGCCCACCGCCGAAATCGGCATGGGCAAGGAAGACCTCAAGCGCTACAGCATCATGCGTGCGCTGCGCTATCTGGCTGATCCCAAGGACCGCCAATCGCGCGAGCAGGCCAAGTTCGAAATCGAATGCAGCGAGGCCGCTGCCGAACGTTCGGTGAGCGCACCAAAGGGCCTGATCGTCCCGTATGACGTGCTCAAGCGCGACCTCACTGTTGGCACCGCCACCGCTGGCGGCAACCTGGTCGACACCACGCTGATGACCGGCGATTTCATCACCCTGCTGCGCAATGCCCTGCTGTTGCCCGGGCTTGGCGCCCGCGTGCTCACTGGACTGGTTGGCAACATCGCCATCCCGCGCCAGACCGGCGCAGGCAGCGCATTCTGGGTGGCAGAATCGGGTTCGCCGACCGAGAGCCAGCAGGCGTTCGATCAGGTGCCGATGTCGCCCAAGACCGTCGGCGCGTTCACCGACATCAGCCGCAAGCTGCTCAAGCAATCGAGCCTGGATGTGGAATCGTTCGTGCAGGGCGATCTGGCCCAGGTGCTGGGTCTCGCCATTCAGGCCGCCGCGATCACGGGTGGCGGCGCCAACGAACCCACCGGCATCATCGCAACGTCCGGCATCGGCAGTGTTGCCGGCGGCACCAATGGCGCCGCCCCGAGTTGGGATAACATCGTTGCCCTGGAAACGCTGGTGGCGGTTGCCAATGCCGACATCGGCAGCCTCAACTACCTCACCAACGCCAAGGTGCGCGGCAAGCTCAAGACCACCTTCATCGATGGCCCTGGCACCGGCCAGCGCGTATGGCAGGCCGGCGCGACGCCGCTCAACGGCTACAACGCGGCTGTCACCAATGCAGTGCCGGGCAACCTCACCAAGGGCACCGCTGTTGGTACCGCCAGCGCGATCATCTTCGGTAACTTCGCCGACCTGATCATCGGCATGTGGGGTGGCCTGGACATCCTGGTTGACCCGTACACCGGCGGCACCAGCGGCACGGTGCGCGTGATCGTGCACCAGGACGTGGATGTTGCCATCCGCCATCCGCTGAGCTTTGCGGCCATGCTCGATGCACTGACCGCGTAAACCGGTGATGACCGATTTCGCCAGCATGAATGACATCCTCCTCGACTCGCTCGGGGAGGACGTCGTGCTGCACGTTTTCGGTACCGATGTGCCGGCGCGCGGCGAATTCCGCGCGGCATACAGTGGCAACAACATCAACGGCCTGCCGATTGATATCCAAACGCCGCGGCTGTTGATGGATTCGGCGGCAGCAAGCGCGGCCGGTGTAACCGAGGGCAACACGGTAACCGTGCGCGGCGGCCTATACACGATTGCCGAAATAGATAGCGACGAAACCGGCATGACCCGGCTCGTGCTCGCGAAGTACGCGTCATGAACGACCTGCTCGACATCAAGGTGGATGCCTCCAAACTGGCCAATGCCCCGCGCGATATCGCGCGTGCCTGGCTGCGTGCGGGCAATCGCACCATCCGCAAGACCACCAAAACCATTTCAACGCGCGCGCTGCGTGAGCTCGCCGCTGCTACCCGCGTCGGCATTGGCAAGCTGCGCAAGGGCAAGCGCGCTGCCACCAAGATCACCCGCAAAGGCGGCGCTGACTCCGGCTCGGTATGGATCGGCACCGGCAGCATCAAGGCCGGGTTCCTCGGCCGCCCACGGCAGACCAAAGATGGCGCCAGCATTCGCGGCATCAACTTTCCCGGCTCGTTCGTCGCCACCGTGGCCGCAGGCCGCGACAAAACCTATCGCGGCATTTTCGAGCGCGCCAGCGCAGGTGCATTGACGATCCAGCGCCGTGGCGGCAAAACCTCATCGCTGCGCACCAAAGGTCGGCCCAGCACATCATCGCCGAATCTGCCGATCGTCGATCGCCGCGTCGAGTTTTCCCAGGCTGCCGCTGCCGTTGAGCGCACGCGAGGCGAGATCCGCCAGCGCCTCGATGTGGTGCTGGTGCAGGAACTCAACTTCGAGCTGAGCAAGCGAGGCCGCTGATGCCCAATCTGTTCGAAGCCGAAACCGCCATCATCGCGCGCCTGCGCGAGCTATTGCCTGCCGAGGTGGACGGGTTTGCGCTGCGCATCGGTTCCATGGCCAACCTGGTTGGCCGCACCGATCTGGCCGGCGTCACACCTGGTGTGTTCGTCATGCCCGGCGCATCGGATGTCAACGCCGGCGCCGACGGCGACCCCGCCGATGCCGACGCGATCACGGTAGAGGATCAGGTGTGGACCGTGGTTGCGCTGGTGCGTTTCGTGCGCGACAGCACCGACTTCGACGAATCATTCATCACTGCCGGTGCCCTGATGGGCCTTGCCTACAGCGCGCTGCATGGCTTTACGCCGGGCGCAGGCTATCGGCCGATGGTGTTTTCAGGCCAGCAGCCGCCGGAAGTTGGCGAGCGCGGCATCATCAATTTTGCAATTGATTTCACCGTGGTGCGGGCATTCGCGCCCGCTACCGCATAACCAGCAGCAGGAGAAACCAGCATGGCCCTCACCCTCAAGACAAGCCGCAAAAAGGTCGGTGCCGGCCGACTGTTTTTTCAGGAAACCGACGCACTCGGCGTGCCGATCGCAACGGGCGAAGATTACCTCGGCGACAGCCCGGGCTTTTCGCTCACCATCGCAAACCAGTCGCTTGAGGACTTCAGTTCCGATGGCCCGCTGTCAACGCTCGATGTCAACGTCGCCACCCAGATCACTCGCACGTTTGCGCTGCAGACCAAAGACATCAGCTTCGCCAACATGTCGCGGTTTTTGATCGGCGACGTGTCGCAGGTTGCGCAAACCGCCACCCCGGTGGTGGACGAACCGCACGCCGCCGTGCGCCAGGGCACCGTGCTGCAGCTTGGTGTCAGCACTACGCGGCCGGTCGGCGTGCGCGGTGTCACCTCCGTTTCGGTCACCGATGACAGCGGCACTCCGGTCACCTTCGCGTTGACCGCTGACTACGAAGTTGACGCCGAAACCGGACGCATCTACATCGTGCCCGGCGGCAGCATCACCGACGGCACCAATCTGCTGATCAGCTACACCCCGCCGGCAACTGGCTACACCCAGATCAGCGCCACCAACAGCGCACCGAAGTTTGGCCGCCTGCGCTACGTCGAGGATGCCACATTCGGCCCGGCAGACGATGTATTTGCCCCGTTCGTGCAGCTCAAGCCCGAGGGCGATCTGGCGTTCAAAAGCCGCGATGCTGTGCAACAGATGGGTTGGAGCGTTTCCGTACTCAACCCGCCTGATGGCAGCGCCGCGCTGTATATCTCCGGTCGCGCCGTCTGATGAGCATCTTCGGCAAAAAATCCGCCGAAGCCAAGCCGGCCGCTGGCGATCTGCCAGCGCCGGCCAGCGAGCTTTCGCTCGGGCCGCTGGTGGTCAACACGCGCGAGGTGCGCGCCGGTGGCGAAACGCTCACCCTGCGCGCGCGTGGCTTGGTGGAGCTTGCGCAGATGTACCAGCACCTCAAGCCGGTGCTGGCGGCACTGGAGGCTGCGCCCGATGGAACCAGCATCAGCCAGGGCATCGCGCTGGCTGCCGGCAATGCTGATGTGGCGCAGGGCCTCATCCAGGCCGCTGCCATTGGCGCAGGCAAACCGCTGGATTGGGTAGCGCAACTGCCGGGCGAGGAGCAGCTCGACCTGGTGTGTGCAGTGCTTGAGGTCAACGGCGATTTTTTCGTCCGGAGCCTGTTGCCGAAGTCAGCAACGCTGCTGGCCAACTGGATGGCCCGCCTTTTGGCTGGCCCGACCTCATCCAGTTACTTGTCGACAACGGGCACCCACCGGATTCAGTGATCCATTACACGGTGGCGCGGTTGTGGTGGCACGTGGGCGCCATACGGCGCTGCAGGGAACGCGAAAACGCAGCATTCGACAATCCCGAGGAATTTTAAGTGGCCACCCAAGCCGTCAAATTCAACATCGACCTGACCGCAAACCCAGCCGCCGCGAGGCAGTTGGGCGCCGCGCTTGATCGGCTCGGGAAAGATGGCAAGCGCGCCGGTGCTGAAATTGATCGCGGATTCTCGGGTGTCGGCAAACGCCTGAATGGGCTCAAAGGGTTGCTGGCCGGCATCGGTATCGCCGGCACCGTGCGCGCCGTTGTTGACGCCACCATCGAGCAGGAAAACGCCCTGCGCCAGCTCGATGCACGGCTCAAGTCCACCAGCGGTGCAGCGGGGCTCACGCGCAAGGAACTCGTCGACCTGGCATCAAGCCTGGAAGCGGTCACCACGTTTAGCGAAGCGGCTATCATCGAGTCGGAAAACTTGTTGCTCACGTTCACCAAGATTGGGCGTGATGTGTTCCCCGCGGCGCAAGAAGCCGTGCTCAACATGTCGGTCGCACTCAGCACCGACCTGAAGTCGAGCGCAATCCTGGTTGGCAAGGCGTTGAACGACCCGATCCTAGGTGTCAGCGCGCTCGGTCGATCCGGCGTGCAGTTCAGCGTGCAGCAAAAAGCGATGATCAAGTCGCTGGTAGATACTGGACAGGCCGCCAAGGCGCAGACACTTATTCTTGCCGAGCTGCAGACTCAATTCGGCGGAGCTGCACGCACCGCACGCGACACGTTTGGCGGCGCGTTGTCTGGGCTCAAAATCGCTTTCGGCAAATTGCTCGAAGGTAGCGGAGGTAGCGTCAACGATGCCACCAAATCAATCAACAAGCTGGCAGATACACTCAACAGCGAGGAAACCAAGGCCGGATTTGCCGCGATGGTATCCGGCATTTTCAGCGTGGCCAAGGGCGCAGCCGATGCCATTGTCGTGCTCACTGGCTTGGCCAATATTGTCAAACAGAAATTCACCACAGACGCCAACAAAAGCGCCGATGGACTGGCCTTCAAGCTCGTTGATCTCGACGAACAGCGCGCGGCCGTTGAACAAAAATCATTCACCACCAGCGAACGTATCCGAAAGGAAACACTGGCTCTGATCGACAAGGAAATCGAGGCAACGCAAAAACTGTTGGTTGAAAAACGCAAGCAAGAACAAATCGACAAGCTGGTAAACGAGAAGAATATCGTCGACATCGGCGTTGCTGGTGCAGTTGGCAGAGCACCTTCAGCCGAGCCAGTCACGCCACCGCCCAAGCCGCCCGGCGCCAATGGCAAAACCGAAGCTGAAAAGCTGCTCGAAGAATTCAACCAGCGCGAACTGGCGCTGAAGAAGGAATTGGCACTCGAAGGGCAGCTTGGCGAAGCCTCAAAGCTGCGCTTCGAAGTCGAGCAAGGTTCGCTAACCGGCCTCAATGACCAGCAAAAAACGCGTCTGCTGTCACTGGCCGACGAATTGGATGCATTGCGCGCTACCGTCGAGGAAGCAAAAACCGCAGCCGATGCGCGCAAGCAAGATCAGCAGGACGCCGCCGCGCTGATCGATGCCACCCGCACCGCCGAAGAGCGCTTCGTGGAACTGGTAATCCGGGCCGATAGCCTGATGGCCAAGGGCCTGCTGACGCTGGAAGAGCGCCAGCGCATCGTTGCCGACGCGGCCGACGAGCTAAGCGAAAAAACCGCCGAAGCGGCCAACCAGTTCCAGGAGTTCGGCGTCCAGGCCGCACGCAATCTGCAAAGTGCGTTCGCCGATTTTCTGTTCAACCCGTTCGAGAAAGGCATCGAAGGCATGTTGCGCGGATTTGCCGACGTGGTCCGGCGCATGGCTGCCGAAGCGTTGGCTGCCGCACTGCTCAAAAAGTTGTTCGGCGGCGATGGCTCAAGCAGTGGCGGCGGCGGCGGATTGCTCGGTGGCCTGCTCGGTGGCGCTGCCAAGGCATTTGGCGGCGGCAGCGCCGATGGCAACGTGTTCAGCAGCGGAAAAAAGCAGGCGTTCGCTAAGGGCGCTGTGGTAACCGGCCCAGTCACCTTCCCGATGGCGAAAGGCCAGTTTGGGTTGATGGGCGAATCCGGGCCAGAGGCCATCATCCCACTCAAGCGCGGGCCATCCGGGCAATTGGGTGTGCAGTCATCCGGCGCCGGAATGCCACCGATCAACGTCTCGGTGATCGCGGTGGATGATGAGCGCGACATCGGCCGCTACCTCGAATCACCGGCCGGGCAGCGCTCGGTCGCCAAGGTCACCCGCCTCAACGGCGGCGGCAAAAAGGAACGCTGATGGCAACCGAAATTGCCACCGCCAGCAACGCCGGAGTGGGCGGCCTCGCGCACTACGATCTGCTCGATCGCATCCGCGTGTTCTGCACCACCAATTCCACCTTGGTGGGGTTGGGGCAGGCGTGGACGGTGCTACGCTACGACACCACCGCAGCCAACCGCGAACTGATCATGCAGGCGCCGGGGCTTAGCGGCACCGAGCAGATTTTCATTGGCTTGCGCACCTATCAAGATTCCAACGCCGACATCTACAACCTGGCTGTATCCGCATTCACCGGCTTTGTGGCCGGCAACACCTTCGATACCCAACCCGGCGCCCTGGTTACTGGCGTGCCGGCGCACAACATCAGCATCCCGTACTGGCTCAACGTCAACGGCCAGCGCCTAGTGCTTGCCATGAAGGTGGGCACACCGGTCTACGAAAGCATCTACCTCGGCAAGTTTTTGCCCTACGCCACGCCCGGGCAATACCCCTATCCGGTGATCACCGGCGGCATGCTCTCCGGCGTGCCGCTCACCCGGTTTTCTGACACCACGCACTCGATGCCCTACAAGCCCAACGCGGCCGGCATGCGGCTGCGCTTTGTCGATGGGTTGTGGAAAACCGTGCAGACGTGGCCATACGACACCGCGCCGCTGCAAAGCATGTTCGGCCCGCAAACGCCGCTCGGATCGCGGATGCGCGACACCGAATCGCAGTACAGCATCGATCCGATCGTGCTCTCCGACAGCGCCAACATTTACGGCGAGCTCGATGGCGTGGGCTTTGTCACTGGCTTCAACAACGCTGTTGAAAACACCTTCACGCTGGGCACTGACACCTGGGTTGTGATTCAGGATGTCGGCCGTACCAGTTTCGGCGATTACTACGCAATGAGGCTCGACTGATGCCCTACCTCACCGGCACCGTGGCCAGCGCTACCGCCCTGCGCAGCATCGTCGAGCAAGCTGGCATCGATGCGGGCTACACCCTCGCCAGCGGCGTGTTGAGCAAGGGCGACTCTCACATCAAGCTGACCGCACCAAGCACCAATGAGTTGCGCATCGAATCTGCGCGCGATGCCGCCTTTACACTGCCGGCGCCTGGGTTTGCGCGGATCGCTGATGATGGATGGCCGGCAACCTACCACTTGTTCAGATTTGCTAACCCGGACATGGTGATGGTGGTACTGGTTGCGGCCGGGACGCGCCATCAGCACCTGGGTTTTGGCGTCATCGGCGAAAAGGTTGGCGCGTGGACGGGTGGCGAATGGTTCAGCGCTAGCAAAAGCGGTGTGGCGTATAACGCAGCAGGATTGGTGTCGATCCCAATCATCTTAAAAGGTACGTTTTTTTCGACCATAGTCGGTGATGGCACACTGTTTTCAGGCGAACCTGTTCCGTTCTGGGCAAGTCTTACACCCGGACCGGCAATGTCCGGAAGCTACCTGTTTGCCAATATAACCGGCAAACAATCGGGTTGGAGCACGGCGATCATAACACCGTCATCTGACGGTATTGCCACTGGCGGGTTTACGCACTTTGTGCAGGCCACACCAGGATTTTTGCCGCTATTACAGAGACAACCAAACGCGTGGAATGCGGAGCCTGTGCTGTTGCCGTGGAATCTGAATATGTTGCGCGATCAAGCCAAGGTGTCGCGCCTGGGCGCGCTTTCGCACCTGCGCGCGCTGCGGATCGATAACCTGGGATCGGGCGACATCATCACCCTGGGCCTTGACCGCTGGATGGTCTTTCCGGCCTCAAGAAAAAATAGCGTGGACCGCGACGGGTGGGTTGGCGGAACGGCGGCAGCTACGCAAAGCACCGCACACACCGGCACTTTCGGCTGGGCAATCCGGTACGACGGCCCATGAGCGTGATTTCCGCCCTGCGCGCGCCATCGCCAGCATCGGGCGAAATGCAGTCCGGGATTACCCCTGCGCTGCGCGCTTTTCTGTTGGAAAATTGGCCGCCTGCAAATCAGTCGCAGGCAATGCCATCGTCTGTAGGGCTTACGCCAACGCGCACTGTTGCCGCAGCCGTTGCGCGTGCCATCACTGCGGTTTGGCACGGCCAGTTTGTTGATGATTTCTACCGGCGCATCCACGTAGTACCCAGCACGATCAATCTCGGCGGCCTGGTCAGCGACCAGCAGCGCAGCATCGAAGTGTGGAACGCGCACTTTGGGCCGCGTACGCTGACCACGATCGATGTATCGGGCGGCGCCGGCATCACTGTTACCGGGCCCGCTGCGCCTGTGGCGTTTACCGCGTTGCAAAGCGTGATCTACCAGTTCGATGTTTCGATCGCAGGCCCGCCGCAGGTCGATGCGGTGTACACGTTCACGTTCGGGTCTGAGTCGCCCACGCTCACCGTGATCGGCTCGCGGGTGATCCCGTTCGCATTTGCGCCCAATTGGGGCAGCGGTTTCCGCGAAGGCCTGTCGTGGCTCACCGATGTGATCGCGTCCGAAGGCGCGCAAGAACAAACTGTGATCCTGCGCAATCGGCCACGGCGCTCAGCTGGCTTCAACGTGCTCGCCGCTGGCGACGAAGCGCGGCGGCTCGACCTGGCTATCCAGGGCTGGCAGTCGCGTGTTTACGCCGTGCCATTCTGGCCCGATGTGCAGCGCCTGCCGAGCACCGTGCCTGCCGGCAGCACAACGTTCAACATCAATACCACTGATCTGGATTTCGGCGCTGGCCGGCTGTTGATGTTCTGGCTGGGTGATGACAGCAACGAATCCGCTGAGATCGAATCAGTTACGCCAACCAACATCACATTGGCCCGGCCAACGATCAACACCTGGCCCGTTGGCACGCGCTGCGTACCGGTGCGCACTGCGCGGCTGGCTGCGCAGCAATCGGTGTCGCGCGCCACGGCCGAGGTGATGGAGGCCTCGCTGGCGTTCCGCATCACCGGCAACGATGCGCCCACGCCGGCAACAGGCGAACCGCAGTACCTTGGCCTGCCAGTATTTCTGCGCCGCCCGAACCGCGCCGCAGCCATCGATGCAGACTACGCGCGCACCGTGGAAACCTTTGATGCGCGCACCGGCCCGGAAGAAGTGCAAGACCCCAGCGAGCAAGGCCGCGTGTCGGTTGGGCTGAGCTTCGTGCTGCGCGATCGCGCTGACAAAGCATCGATGCGCGCATGGCTTGCCGCCCGCCGCGGCCAAGCCAAACCATTCTGGGTGCCCGATTGGCAGCGCGCGCTGAATCTGGTTGGTGATGTCAGCAGCACGTCGGCCACTCTCCCCGTCGCAGCGGTCAACTACGCCATTTTCGCGGCCGACCAGCAGGCGCGTGCGAATATCTACATCGAGTTGCTGGATGGTCAGCAATTCTTGCGCGGCATCACCGGCGCCAGTGCGATCAGCGCCGGGGTGGAGGGCATCGGCATCGATACGCCGTTGGGTGTATCGATCACGCCGGCGATGGTGCGCCGCCTGACCTGGCTGATGCCTGCGCGGCTGGCATCGGACGATATCGAGATCACCCATCGCAGCGCCGGAGTGGCTGAAATCACCATCCCAATCGTGAGCGTTGTGCTATGACGTTCGCAGCCCGCGAAGATAGCCGCTACGACGCGCAGCCGGGCGAACTGTACCTGTTCACCCTGGGCACCCGCGAGTGGGCATTCACCAGCGGTGATGAGCCAGTTGAGTTTCTCGGGCGCAGGTTTATACCAACCACTATCGCGCGCGGCGCCCTGTTCGCATCGCAGGATGCGCCGCGCCAGTCGCTCGACATCACTGTGTCGCAGTTCAACTCGGTTGCGCAGGAGTTTTTGCCGTCCGGCCCACCAGACCAGGAAATGGCCGTGCAGCTTTTCCGCACCCACTTTGGCGATGCTGAAGTGGCGCTGCTGTGGAGCGGCACCGTTGCCAGCGTGCGCATCGGCGGCGCCAATGCCACGCTGAGCTGCGACCCCGAGCAACTCGCGCTTGAACGCAACCTGCTCAAACGTCGATTTTCCGGCACCTGCACCAATGTGCTGTTCGACGAAAACTGCACGCTCAACCGCAACGCGTTTGCGGTTAACGCGGTGCTCAGCGAGGTGGTCGGGGTCACTCTCACCAGCTCGGATTTCGCCACCAAGCCCAATGACTGGCTCGCTGGTGGCTACATCGAATCAGGCAACTCGCCACGGCGGATGATCCTGTCGCATGTCGGCGCGGTGATCACCATCCGCGCGCCCATCGATGGCCTTGCCGGTGGGCAGAGCGTGCGCGCCTTCGCCGGCTGTGGCCACACCTTGCAGATCTGCAGGGACAAGTTCAATAACGAGCTCAACTATTGGGGCTTCGAGTTCATCGGCAACAACCTGTTTTCGAAAGGGGTGGCGTGATGGTTTGGGTACAGCTTGCCATCCTGATTGCCACCACAGTGCTCAGCAGCCTGCTGGCGCCGAAGCCCAAGGCACCGAAGGCGGCCGGACTGGACGAACTCGATTTTCCGACCGCCGAAGAAGACCGGCCGATTGCCGAATTGCTGGGCACGCGCTGGCTGAAGGCCCCGAACGTGGTGTGGTGGGGCGACCTGCGGGTGAAGCCGCTGCGCGTTTCGGCCGGCCCGTTTGGCGGCAAGACCACTGTTGGCTTTCAGTACAACATCGGCGTACACATGGTGTTTGCGCGCAAGCTCGATACCCTGCTCGCCATCAAGGTTGCCGACAAGGTGTTGATCGACAGCCTGGCGATCACCGCCAACACCGTTCTGCATGTCGATCAACCGGAACTGTTCGGCGATGCGAAAGCCGAAGGCGGCATCAGCGGCGACATGTCGGTGATGTTTGGCGCCGCAGATCAGCCCGCGGATGATTACCTCGCATCGGTATTGGCGCCCGCGCCCGTGCCGGGCTATCGCGGCGTGTTTGGCATCGTGGCGCGGCAGATGAACCTCGGCAACGCAAAAACCCCGCAGCCGTGGTCAGTGCTCGGCACCCGGCAAAGCACGGGCTGGTACCCCGCAAAAGAAGCGATCGGTTTGGACATGAACCCCGCGCACATGCTGCGCATGGTGCTGACAACCCGCGATTTTGCCGAACTGCGCGTGCTCACCTCGCGCATCGATGAGGTGAGCTTTACCGCGGCCGCCGACACCCTGTACGCCGAAAACTTCGGGCTGTCGTTCCTGATCGGGCAAGATGGCTCAAGCGTCGAGGATTTTATCCAGGAAGTGCTGCGCCACATCGATGGCAGCTTGTTCGAGGACAAGCGCGACGGGCTGTGGAAACTGGTTCTTAACCGTGCCGATTACGTGGTGGATGATCTGCTGCTGCTCGACCAATCCAACGCAGACACGCTGGACTTCGAGCAGATCGCCTGGGGCCAGGTCACCAACACCGTCAGCGTGATCTATTATGATCGCGACAGCGACAGCGACAAGAGCACCGCACCGCATCAGGACATGTCGGTGATCGAGATCGAAGGCGGCTCGGTGAGCGAAGTGCTGCGCTTCCCCGGCATCACCAACGGTGAATTGGCCACAAAAGTTGCGCAGCGCGAGCTCAACGCCCGCAACCGGCCACTGGCGCGCGTTACGCTGGAAGCGCACCGCATTGCCAGCAAGGTCGGCATTGGCCAGCCGTTCCGCTGGCAGAACCCGCGCCGTGGCGTGCCCGAGATGATCTTGCGCGCCGTGCGCATCGACTACGGCACCCTCGATGATGGCCGTATCCGCATCGAGGCTGTGCAGGATGTTTTCAGCCTGCCTGCCGCCGTGTTTGCCGCGCCGGGCGCCAGCCGCTTTGTGTCGCCACTTACCGCACCGCAGGTGATGACCCGCCGCGCGGTCATCGAAGCGCCATACTGGTTTGCGCTCAACGCTGGTGTTGCCAGCAGCGACATCGATACCTCGGGCTACCTGCTCACCGCCGGATCGCCACCCGATGGCACATCGATCGGCTACGACGTGTGGGCGCGCACCGGCGCCGATCCATTCACTGAACTGAGCACAGGCGCCGGCATGGTGCCGTCGGCCACGCTGACCGCCGATATCGGCCCGGCCGCCACCGTGGTGGCCATCACCGGCGCGGTGAATGCAAGCGATTTCGCCATCGGCAGCCTGGTGCTGATCGGCGGCATTGAGATCGCCCGCATCGATGCCACCAGCGCCACCACGCTCACCCTGTCGCGCGGTGTGCTGGACACCACGCCGCAACCGCACAGCATCGCGGCCGTTGTGCTTGGCTTTGACGATGTGGCATTTGAGCGCAGCACTTATGCGCTCGGCACGGCGCTCGATGTCAAGCTGGTCAATGCCAACCTATCTGGCAGTTTGGCGCAGGCTTCGGTGCCAGTAGACGCGCTGACATTTTCCCAGCGCGCCATGCGTCCATATCCGCCTGCGGGCCTGACAATCAACGGGCAGAGCTACCCGGCAACAGCGGCTGGCCAGATCATCGTTTCAGCCCGTACGCGCAATCGCGTCATCCAGGGCGTAAACATCGTCGACCAAAGCGCTGCATCGATAGTCCACGAAGCAGGCACCACATACACCGCCCGCTGGCTATTAAACGCATCGCTGGTACGAACCGCGAGCGGTTTGCCAGCGCCAGAGGACGTGTTCACACCGGCCAGCAATGGCACCGTAAGCGTGGAGCTCAGCGCCGTGCGCGGCAGCTTGGCCAGCAATCAGGTGCTCGCTCACACGTTCGCATACACCACTGCTGGCGGTTCATCTGCGCCCGGAGTCGGCCCGCTGCCGCTGTTTGTTTTCTCGGGTGCGCAATATGCAGCGCAGGCGTCAGCGTTTGGTTTCGGCGGCACCGTCACTTGGACGCGCGTCGGAACCGGCACTCCGGCGAATCTGGTGAACGTGTCCGCCACGGGTGCTGTGAGTTTCACCTCGCCCGGCTCCGGCCAGGTGCAATTCACCCTGCGCGCTACTGATGGCACCGACACCATCGACCGCGTGTTTACGGTTACCGTGCAAGGCGAGGTGAGTGGCACACCGGCACTCATACCAAATCTTGATTTTGAGGCCGGCGCATCGGGCTGGACGATGCCAGCGCCAGGCGTCGGCACGTTCACTATCGAGAACAACGCAGGGCTCGCGGATAGCGGCTCGTGGGTTGGCCACTATGTGGGCAACCCTGGCGCGATGGCAGGCACGCAGTTGTTGACGGACGGCATACAAGTGCTGCCAGGTAGTTTCCTCACCGTCAACGGCCGCACGCGCATCGTATCAACAGGATCAGGATCTACCACCGTAGCAATCCGGGTGGTGATCAGCAGCCAAAGCGGATCGTCTACGTTTGCCGACGTGCACAGCGTCATTGGACCGTTCAAGTTCTCATCGTCTGTGGACGGCACCTTGCCGTGGGTCGACTTGGATTCAGTCGGATTCCAGATCCGCAGCGAATTTCAGTCGCCGATTTGGTTGCGAGTGGGTGTTGTGATCCAGAATCCGGTCGGCAACACCGACGTGCTAATCGATAATTTCCGTGTCACTGCCGTCTCTCCGTCTTAAACAGGGCAAATGGCCATGCTCCAATCAATCAACCCCGAATCCATCGCCGCATGGCTTACCGCCATCGCCACTGCCTATGGCCTGTGGCGTGTGGTCAAACCGAAACTGCGCGCGAAGATCAGGGAAGCCATCGGCTCCGCGGTCACCGTCCATGTCACCACGCCGATCATGACGTGCGTCGATGATCGGATGGCGCAGGTCAATGGCTCGCTGGATGCGCTTGGCGGCACCACCAGGGCCATCCAGCAGGATGTGAAGCTGCTCACGGATGTCACCCGTGGCCACCTTGGGCTTGAATCGGACGGCCGCTTTGAGGCCAATGCCAACGGCGCATTTGTATGGGTGAGCCCATCGTACCTGCGCTGGATCGGGAGATCCGAGTCACAGATGATCGGCTGGGGGTGGGTGAGCATGGTGACCGACAGCGAACGCGACGAAGTGCTGCGCGATTACCTGTCGGCAATCAAGTTTGCGCGTGAGTTCCGCCGCACCGTCACATTCACCCACGACCTCGGGCACAGGCTGCGCGCCACGATGTTGGCTGTGCCTGTGCTCGATGGCGACGGTGACTGCCAGCGCTACGCCGGCATCGTTCAGCCACTCACGGAGGGCGAAAAATGAAACGCCTCATGTCGTGGTGCAGATTGCACATCGAGTTGACGCTGGTGTTGCCGATGATCGTGGCCGGCATCGCCGGCGCGTGGTATGCAACCTGGCGGCGTGGCCTGCCGCTGATCGAGGTGGGGCCGATCCTGGTCGATTACCTGGTCGGCCTGCTTGCCGTGGCTGGCATCGGCTACCTGGCGTGGGCATTCAAGCGCGAATACTGGTACGACCTCACCGGCGAAGCCGAAGCCGAGCTGCACGCCAAAGCCGCTGCCGGTGACAAGGGCGCGCGCTGGGTGATCGTCAAGGATCGAGTCGAATTCGTTGTGTTGCTGCTGCTGCTGGTGTTCGGCTTCAGTCGTTTCGCCGGGGCGCAGGAATCAGCCGCAGCGGATCTGATCACGAAGTGGGAAGTCAGCGGCACACAGGGCTACGTCCGCTGCTGCGAACGGCCGATCTGGCCGGGTGGTGAATCGGGTATTACCTGGGCCATCGGCTACGACGGCGGGCATCAACACCCGGATACCATCGCCCGTGAATGGCGCATGCACCCATGTGTCGCTCGGCTGGCCACCACCGCCGGCATCACTGGGCTGGATGCCAAGGCTGCGCTGCCGCGCTACCGCGACATCATCACGCCGTATGCCATGGCCCGCCGCGTGCTGATCGAGCACTCGCTACCGCGCTACAGCGTCATGGCCCGGCGCGCCTACGGCCGCGCCTACGATGCCGCACCCCAAGCGGTGCGCGATGCGCTACTCGACGAAACCTACAACCGCGGCACCGGCATGGCCGGCGACCGGCGCCGCGAGCGCCGCGTGATCCGCGATCAATGCCTGCCTGCCGGCGATTGGGCCTGCGTAGCCGAACAGCTCGCAGCCAGTTGCCGCGTGTGGGCAGGGCAACCTATCGGCGTCGGCTTGTGCAACCGGCGGCTCGATGAAGCAGCACTCGCACGCACCTTCCAACCACACGTAACGGAGATAAATCATGGCACGTCGCGATAATACTGCACTGCAAAACCTGCTGGCCGATGCGGTAGACGCTGCGTTCGGCGGTGGGTTCCTCGACATCTACACCGGCGCCCAGCCGGCGAACGCCAACACGGCGGCGTCAGGCACCTTGCTGGTGTCGATCCCGCTCCCTGCTGACCCGCACAGCGCGGCGTCGTCCGGTGTCGCATCAAAGGCGGGCACATGGTCTGCGACCATCACAGCCTCTGGCGCTGCTGGCTGGGCGCGGATGCGCAACGCCGCTGACACCATCCGCCGCGACTTCTCGGTGACTGCCACCGGCGGCGGCGGTGACTATACCGTGGCGTCTACCGCGTTCGTTGTTGGCGGCACGGCGACGGTCACGGCTGACACGATCACCCAGCCGGCGTAATGAACCAGCGCGCCGGGCGTGATCGGTCGCTGCCGGTTTACGTGATGCTGTGTCGGATATGCAGCAGACGTGGGCTGATCGAACCACGTCGTGGCGCGCGATGGCGCATGGGTCGGTGCGACCGATGCGCGGTGCGAGGCTGGCTCGTGAGCGTGGATGACATCGTGTTCACCTACCCACCGATGCGGTACACCATCAAGAGGTGACAGGTGCAAATAATTGACCATACGTTGTATCGGCGCGAATCCGCCACTGACGTGAGTTCGTAGCGTGGCTATCGCTGTCACTCTCGTCGGGTCACGCGGCAATAGCGCTGGCACGTCTGCAACGACTGGTGCGGGTACTACTGCGGCTTCTGGTAGCACCTTTCTGGTGGCGCTTTCGTATGGAATTGCGTCGCAAGGCAATCCACTATCCGTTGTGGACAACAAGGGTAACACCTTCACCCTAATATCTGGCAGTAGGTTTGCAGGAGGCAGCAGTAATTCTGCTGCGGTAGAGTGGTGGATAACCGAGAATGGGGTAGGTGGCGCTGGGCATACCGCGACGGTGACATTCTCAGGCGGTGAGGCGACGACGATCCGCCTGTTTGAAGTGACAGGCGCAACAGCGCCTGGGGTTGATGCGATTACTGGTAGAGCGTCTGTAACCACGGATGATTTAATCATTCCGGTACCGGCAACGGGTAGTTTTGCGCAGGCCGACGAACTGATTATGGCCGTAGTAGGCAATGCAGTTGGTGGAGGGATTACATATTCTGACTCTACGGGCACCTTCACCAAATTGGACGAAGAAGGTGACGGTAATAGCTGGTGGACATCAGCCGTATTCTCAAGAATCATCTCCAGCACTGCGGCGATTACTACAGGTTTTGCAGACAATGTAGGTACTGGAGCATTTCAGTACGGTTCGGTTGTGTCGATTAAACAATCGTCAGGCGGTGGGGCTGCGTTTGATCTCTCCGGGGCTGCGGTGCAAGCGGCGCAGACTGCTGGTGGCACGCTAGCCATCACTGCGCCCGTGTTCGACCTCACCGGTGCGACGGTGCAGCCTGCGCAGACGCATTCAGGCACGTTGGGCAACACGCAGACATTTACTCTCACCGGTGCGACGGTGCAGGCGGCGCAGGTGCACGCCGGCACACTTGGCGCGACCGTGTCCGCGTTCAACCTAACCGGTGCGACGGTGCAGCCGGCGCAGACGCACTCAGGCACGTTGGGCAACACTGTGCCCGTGTTCGACCTTACTGGCACGACAGTGCAGGCAGTGCAGATCGCCGGCGGTGCTCTTACTACTGGGCAGGTGTTCGACCTCACCGGCGCGACGGTACCCGCTGCGCAGATCCACGCCGGCACGCTCGCTGCGACGGTGCCCGCGTTCGACCTCACCGGCGCGACGGTGCAGGCCGCGCAGATCCATGCTGGCACGCTGACAAAGATGCCGATAGACACCATTCGCATCGGCACCAAATACCTGGTCATGGATACCACGCGCGCTTTCACCGTGCGCGACATCACAAGAAAATGGAGAATCTGACATGCTCACAGCAAACTGGCACGAACAAATTGAAAAGGTGCTCGACCCGGATTCGGACGAAGTGCTGAGCTTCGACTTCACCAACTGGCTCGACGGCGAAACGCTTGACGCGCAAACCGCGCTGGTCGATGTGGTGGGCGCCACATCGCAGGTGGAGAGCCTGGACGCCACCAGCATCGCCTTCCGGCTCACAGCCATGACTGCCGGCGCGCCAGCATCGGTTACGGTGCGTGCGGTGTCATCCCCAAGCCTGCGCAAGGACGATTTCACCCTCAAAATCGTCGTGAGGAACAAGTGATGGCCACCAAACGCAAAACCTACTTTGTCTACCGCAACGCGATCACAGGCAGATACACCTCGAGGCGGTTTGCCGAGGGCCACCCAGACATCACCATCCGCATTCGGCGGCAGCGATGAGCGGCGCGGCTGCGTTGCCGATCGTTGGCAGGGTAACCTCGCCAACAGCCACGCTGTACCTCGCCGGCGCGCTGCTGGTGATGGCGCTGCTGGCCGGTTGGTCACTGTGGCGGCTCGCGGGTGCCGGCGCACGCTGCGACGTACGCATCGCCCATGCGCAGGCACGCGGCAGCGAGGCCGTGCGAAAGCTGGTTGCGGGGCAGGAGGCTTCAATCGCGTTGATCAAAGCCGAGGATGATGTGCGCCTGCTGACGATGCAGGCCGCCATCCCAGCACGGCAGATCGAGCGCATCACCGTCTACCGCGACCGCGTGCGCACCATCACCGTGCCTGAATGCCGCGTCGACGATGCCCAGGTACAAGCCATCAACGAGGCGCTGCAATGACCCGGCTCGCGTTGCTCGCACTGTGCGCTGCAATGACCGCTTGCGCCCAGCCAGTGATCCAAGCCCCGCCACAGCCGCCGATCGCGCAATGCGATGCCGTGTGCTGGCAGCCGTGCGACGCCACAGGCATCGCCTACGCGCCAGCGCCAGCCACCACCGACGCGATTGGCGACCTGGTTCAGCAGGTGATCGTTCCGCTGCGCGGCCGCATCGACCAATGCGAGTTATCACGCCTCGCGTGCCAGCAGTGCATCGACCGGCTTGAGCGGGCTGGGGTTATTCGGTAGGCCCAAATTTTGCCCACCACCCGCTGAAACCGTTGCGCTTCCTTGTGTTCTGGTGCCCAGGAGAGGAATATCGGGCTGTTTACCGGTTTTGCCATGTTGTGCCGGTTTGGCCCGCAAAACGTGCTGCGTAGCGGCCTTCAGCGGTTCGCGTTTGCCGTGTTGCCCCACGTTTGCCCGGTTATGCGCTAACCTGTTTGCCCAAGATTTGCCCAACCGGAGGGGTGGTGGCGAGTTTCGAGCGACGGGGTAGGCGTTGGCGAGTGCGTGTGTACGTCAACGGGGTGCGCGATTCGATGACGCATGCTACCAAGGCGGCGGCATCGGCGTGGGCGATGACGCGTGAGGCGGAGCTGGCGGGTACGGCGTTGCCGAGCCGGACTGTGGCCCAGGCGTTGCAGCGGTACGCGGATGAGGTGAGCCCGACGCACCGGGGCGAGCGTTGGGAGCGGGTGCGGTTGGTGGCGATTGCGCGCAATTGGGATCTGGCGCGGCATGCGCTGGCATCGATCAAGCCGGCCGATATTGCGGCTTGGCGTGATGCGCGGCTGTTGGAGGTGGCGCCGGCGAGCGTTGCGCGTGAGATGACGCTGATGCGGTTGGTGTTCGAGCATGCGCGGCGTGAGTGGGGTTGGCTGAGCGACAACCCGATGGCGGATGTGCGCCGGCCGGGTGGCCATCAGGCGCGATCGCGGCGGGTGAGTGACGATGAAATCACCCGGGTCTGCTTTGCCCTGGGCTGGGACATGGCCAGCGTGGCGACAACGGCCGCGCAGCGGGTGGCGGTGGCATTGTGCCTGGCCGTGGAAACGGCGATGCGCTCTGGTGAATTGTGCAGCCTTTTGTGGAGCCAAGTGCTGATTGATGAGCGCTACGCGCGGCTTGAGCGCACGAAAAACGGTGATGCGCGGGATGTGCCGCTATCGACGCGAGCCGTCGAGTTGATCGGGATGCTGCCGCGCATCGATGACCGCATGCTGGCGTTGGATGATGCCACGCGCGATGTGCTGTTCCGCCGCGCCCGCGACACGGCAGGCATTGCGGATCTGCGCTTTCACGATGCCCGCCACGAAGCCACAACGCGCCTCGCGCGCCGGCTGGATGTGCTCGACCTGGCACGCATGACGGGGCACCGCGACCTCAAGAGCCTGCGGCGGTACTACAACCCGACCGCGACTGAGATTGCGGAGCGGTTGGGGTGATGGGTCACCGTGGGGTGTGTTTGGTGTTAGGCGGCACAGTCCGACGGCGTCTGTATTCCGCGTGCCATTGCCGACGCATTGCTGCAATCGCGCCAGGCGCAAGCAATCCCTTCCGGCCGCCTCTGGCGGCTGCGCAACAACCTGAGCAATGGTCAATTGTGCCGCCGTCCTTGCCACAGATTAACCCAACAATCGTTCCATGCCTGTCGCAGAACGGCGCGTCGCAGGTGCAGCTTGTTGATAGCATTGCGGCCATGGTAGCCGCCTTGTACGGCGGCCCCCTGTGAGGCTTGTGCCAGCCGGCATCAACCAGCGCAATCACCGCATCGCACAGGTGTGTTGCAGGCTCATCGCAAAACATGCATCGTTCGACCATGATGGCTATCTCAGTGCGGCCTAACACGTCATCCGAGTTGACAGCTTCGCTGCAACTCAATTCAATGGTTATGCCCCACAACCACAAAGCCCAGCCCACTCCGGCGCAGCACTTCAAGGTTGTTGGCTCCATACGCCACTAGCGCTATTGGTGCGCCGCTGTTGAAGCTTGCGCGGCGTCCGTCAACGTAGTGGAAGTGCGGGCGGCCCTTGAGAAACAGCACGCCATGCGCGTGGCCCCACACCGTGCCGTAAAACATGGCAGTTTCTGTGCGCGCAGGTATCAGCGCAATGCCGTTACCATGGTCGCGCATCTTCGACAACCACTTCACAGCTTCGCGCCCAAATGGAGGGTTACACCACACACGGCCGCGCCAAGGCTTACCCAGCCCGTCATCGTTCACGGTGTAATGCTCAGTGGCCGTCGCCCAAGGCCGGTTGATCGGTGCGCACGGGTCCAGGTCGAATCGACCAAGCACCCCAAGGATCTCGGGCGGCGTCAGCCACTCGTCGTTTTTCATCTTCGCGCTTTGGTGTCTACTCAATCCCATAACGTCCTCGCGGCGTGGCATAACTAGTCGTTCAAGGTGGGCGCGGTTGTGGTGATGCTGGGCGGCAACGGTTTCTCTTCGCCGCAGATTGTGCAGCGCAATCGCGCGTACTCCGGTGGCCATGTCTTTGTCTTTTCATACTGATGCACGCCGCCGTTCAGGCAGTCGGCTTTGCCCGGGTAGTAGTGCATGGTCGTGACTGTTGTGTACACGAAGGTTTTTCCGCACTCACCGCACTCTTGATGGAACGTTTCATCCTCGGCGTAGCCATAGCCATCGTCGTGGTTTATTTCCTCGGAAGCGTTGCAGTATGGGCAATTGACATCGTGGGCCATCACTTTCTCCTTGGTCAACCTGTAAGCATCGTGCACGCTGTTGCGGCCATGGTGGCAACATAGGCGCGCTCGCCCTGGTCATACGGCTGCGGATCGGGCTGCAGCAGGTCGCGCAAGTGGACGATGCGCAGGCCGATGCGGTGGGCGATGTGCAGCTCCAGGTGCGCGCCGGCGCTGGTCTCCCACCCCGGCATCAAGACGATGGCCTCGCAGTCGCACAGGGCCTTGAGGTCGGCGCGCATGCAGTTGGCCCAATCATCCGATGATTCGGCGATCTCGGCCGGGTTGACCACGTTAATGCCAGCCCCACGCAACGCTGCTGCGGCGGCGTGGAAGGCGGGGTAGTTGAACTCGGGGTGCCCGGTCATCGGGCCAGACAGATAGTGCAATGCGCCGATGCGCATGGCCTGCTCGCAGTCAGGCGTTGGCTGTATTGATGCGTCTGGCACGGGCACCAGGCAGTAGCCCTTGGGTGGGGTATAGTTGTCGCGCATCCAGGTGTCGGCCACCTCGCGTAAAAACGATGCGATTGTGTCGTACCTGCGCTCGCCGAACGCAGCGGACACGGCAAGCACGCGCATCGTGATATCCAGGTTGCGATTGTCCTCAATCACGGCTGTTACGGCATTGTGCAATGTGTCAGTCATCCCATTGCCCTCTATTTGTGTCGTGCTCAGGGCGCACGGCTTACCCTCTGCGTGATCCGCCTACGACGCGCAGGCGGCGGTTTGGTTTGGGTTGCTCGCCGGCCGGCGCTGCAACAGCGGTTGTGCGCGCCTTGGAGCGTTTTTGCATGGCGGCGATGATGCGCATGCCGTGCGCAATGCGCGGCACGAAATCCCACGATGCTTCGTCGATGCGCAGGCGGCGGCGGTACTGCTGCAGGCGGTCGGCAGGCGATGGCGCGGTGATGGCCTGCTGCACGAGGTCGCGCACGCCGCCGTGGCATATACCCGCTGCCTGCGCAAGCCATTGGTTGGCGCCTGCAGTGTGGCGGCTCATGCGGCATCACCGAATGGATGCAGCGTCGCCTCGCCGCCGATTTGCTGGGCGGCGCGGCGCGCAGCGGCGTCCACCGACGCGCCGGCTGCATACAGGCGTGCAGCAAGGCGAGCGGCACCGAGTGCCTGGGAGCGTTCGCCGGCGCGGAACATGCGCTCTTGGGCGAGGCGACGAACCATGAATTCACGCGGGGTGACAATGGTTTGCATGTGGCTCTCCTTACTGGACGGGGCGCGCGGCTTTGGTACGCTCAAGCTCGATAACGTCGATGAATGCCATGAGTGCATCAATCACGGTCTGATTTCTGGCGGCATCGTTACCAGCCCACCAGGCGTCGGCTTCCGCTGTGCCGATGCGGTATGGGGGGATTTTGTTCCCCATTTCGCGGATCGCAATGTAGGTGAGGCTTGCCTCGAACCCGAGCTTGTATGCATCGCTGCGCTGTGGGCCTGCCATGAACCGACGGTGCACAAACAGTTGCACCGCAGACAGGTGTAGCGCTCTTAAATCGGCCAACATGCGCGCGCTCATCGAGGCGGACTCACGGCGGCGAGTGCGGCCTTAAAGCGGATGCATGCTACGCGATGGCAATCGACGCCCTTGCACAGTTCGTCGTAGCTTGCTTTGACCATCGCCGCCTGCGTGGTTTCCACCAACATGGCCGATTCGATCAGTTCAGCGATCGCGGCACGGGCCGCCGTCATCGGCCCAAAATGTTCGTCGCCATAGGTAACCAAGCGGCACTTGATCACGTCATCCATGACGGCCAACACGTCGATGCGTGGCGCGCTCATGCCGCCACCTGCTCGGCGTGGGCCGATGCGCCGGCGCGCGGCGCGGGTGCGTAGTACTTGAGGGTGTTACGGGCTGCGGTGATCACGGAGTCGAAGGAGTCGCGCACGCCGCCGCAATGCGGCTGACCGTTGACTCTGAGCTCGTACGACCACCGGCCGGTCGCTATCCCTTCGATGTGCAGGGTGAGTGTTTTCGCGGGCTGATCCATGTTCGGCTCCCATGCCACGGGGTGTGGCGTGGGGCAACCTTATAACCGTTAGTATCGCGTGTCAATACCAGCGGTATGTTTTTCGGTGTGCTTGCTGAACGCATCCCGAGAATTTGTCTTACTTGAAACCATAGGTTGCAATTATTTCACCTCCGGCGAAACTAAAAGTATTGACAAACGATACTGGCGGTTATACCGTGCTGGCCATGAAACCGATCGACAAAGCCATTGATCTAGTTGGCGGCCGGCAAAAACTGGCCACCGCATGCGGTGTGAGCTACACAGCCGTCCAAAAATGGCGCACCAAGGTGCCTGCCGAAAAGGTGCCGGTGATCGCTGCCGCTACCGGTTACCGCGTGCCATGCGCCGCGCTGCGGCCCGACCTTTTCAGCACCGAGGCGATGTTCGGTGCCAATCAATCCGAGGCCGCCTGATGGCGCGCCTCACCATTTTCGCAGCCCGTCGGCGAATGCGCGCCGACTGCCCCCTCCCGAGCGTGGCGACAGCTGGCGGGCTGCGAACTTTCTCTCTGGGTCGGGGCGCTGTTGCTCGACACAACAGCGCGGCCATGGATGGCCCCCGGGGTTTGATCGAGCAGACGAAACACGACGGCAATCAGATGTCCATCCATGCCACGCACAGCGCTGAGCATAGCGCCAAGCCATCCATCAGATTGGGCATCGATCGTTGTCATGGGCCTGCATTCTGTGGCCTGGCATCGGGACGCATGGGGAACGATGTGTCCCGACGCTTCCCATCATTGGGGATCCAAGCATGAATCAGCAGCAAATGACGCTGATGTTTGAGCCGAACTTGGCTACCCGGCACCGCAGCCTCAAGGATTGCATCGCTACTGGTGTTTACCAGCGCGGCATTTCAGCAGTGGCGGGCAAGATCGATTCGAGTCCGAGCCATTTGTCCGAGGCGCTATCCGGTGCAGACCGGCGCAAGTTCGACGTGGATGATCTCGAGCGCTACATCGAAAAGACGGGTGACACATCACCAATCTTGTACCTGGTCGCCGAGTTCATGCGCGACCCGGCAGCGGCCCAACAAGAGGCACTTGCACGCTTGGCGATACTCGCTGATTCGCTGCCTGGGCTGATGGCAGCAGCCGGAGTTATCCCATCTGTGCAGCAAAAGCAGTGCCGAAAGTGATGGGCACGCGCGTCATTTCGACCTATCAGATTGCGATGTGCCGCAGAGCAATGCAGGCAATCGCAGTGGAGTACACCCATGAGCAAGCGCTCGAGTCGATGCATTACCTGGACACATGCGAGCGCGACCGAAGGCAACTCAGCCTACCGCTCGACCCCGCTCCCCTGCTTGTTGAGCGTGACTACGACGCGACGAACGAATAAACGTGTGCCAGGGTGAAGGTACTCCCTGGGCGTGCGCACTGCGGGTAAAAGAAGTGCGAAATCTGTGTAGTCAGTGACTTGGGAGATTAGTGAACGTGTCAGCGAACTACCAGGACGTACTCGCACAGTTGACCGGTGCCGGGCTGATCATCGACTCACTCGAAACGGGTAGAATGCGTCGGTGCAAGGTCAAGGGAGACCGCGAAAAGCGCGGCTGGTATTCGCTGCATGAGATTCAATCACAGAACGGCGAGACACTGATTGTCGGCAGCTACGGCATCTGGCACGGCAGCGACAACGGCGCGCAAAAAGTTGAACTGCGCAAGGCTGCGTTCTCAGCCGAGCAACGCGAATCAATCCGCAAGCGCATCGCCGAGGATCGCAAGCGCGCTGACACTGCGCGGCGCATCGAAAATGACCGGGCAGCGCATCGAGCGGCATCGGCTTGGGCGCGGTACTCGCTGGATGGTGAATCCGAATACCTGGCACGCAAGGGCGTCGGCGCGTATGGCGTGCGTTTCACGCCTGCCGGCGCAGTGGTCATTGCACTCACCGACGTGGCCGGTGTTGTGTACGGCTTGCAGTTCGTCCGTACCGCTGCTCAGGCAGCTGCGAGCAATCGCCCACGCAAGGAGTTCTGGCCGGCGGGCATGGCCAAGCGCGCCCACTTCCACCTGATCGGCGTGCCAGATCGCGTGGTCCTGGTTGCCGAAGGATATGCCACAGCGGCATCACTGCACCAAGCCACTGGAATTCCGGCGGTGGTTGCGTTTGATGCCGGCAACATCGCGCCGGTGTGCGCCGCACTACGCAAGCGCTACAAGACGATCAAGATACTGATCTGTGCCGATGACGACAGCCTGGCCAAGTGCAGGAAATGCGAGCACAAGCTGTCACTCACTGATCACCCAACGACGTGCCCGTCATGCGATCAGGCGCACGAACGTAACAATGCCGGCGTGCTGGCCTCCAGCACTGCCGCACTTGAGGCCGGCGGTGCCTGGATCGCGCCCGCGTTCCCGGACACGGTGGCCCGGTGGGCGAAGTTCGTCGAGCGCGACATCAAACTGACGGACTTCAACGACCTGGCGGCAGAAACTACAGCCGCTGCCGTGCGCGACCAGGTGCTGACCCGCATCTCGGCATTGGGCTGGGCCATCACCCGTAGCGCAGCGCCTGCAACCAAACCAAGGGGGGAGGGGCTGACGCCGATTGGCTCGATTGGCGAATTGCTCGACCGCTACGCGCTGGTGTACGGGCAGGGCGGCACCGTGTTCGATCGCCAGGAGCACTGCCTCGTGGCGTTATCAGACATGCGCGACGCCTGCCAGGCACGCGAACTACACCGCGCCTGGTGCGAACACCCCGACCGCGACATCGTGCGCGTCCGTGAAGTGGGCTTCGATCCCGGCTGCGACGACCTCGACATTACCTGCAACCTGTGGGCTGGGTGGCCAACCGAGCCCGTTGCCGGCCGCTGCGAAAAGCTGCTCGACCTGCTGCGCTACATGTGCGCCAACGATGCCAATCCCGAAGCACTGTACCAATGGGTGCTGCGCTGGATCGCGTACCCGATCCAGCATCCCGGCGCCAAGATGAAGACCACCATGGTCATTCACGGGCCGCAGGGCACTGGCAAGAACCTGTTTTTCGAAGCGCTGATGTCGATCTATGGGCCCTATGGCCGCGTGATTGGCCAGGACGCCATCGAGGATCGCTTCAACGACTGGGCATCACGCAAGCTGTTCCTGATTGCGGATGAAGTGATCGCGCGCAGCGACCTGTACCACGTCAAGAACAAGCTCAAGGCATTTATCACCGGCGAATGGATACGCATCAACCCGAAAAATCTGGCCGCGTACGACGAACGCAACCACGTCAACATCGTGTTCTTGAGCAACGAAGCCATGCCCGTGGTGCTCGAAGAGGATGACCGTCGGCACGTCGTGATCTGGACACCCGAGAAACTCTCGCACGAGTACTACCGCGCGGTGCTCGATGAAATCGCCAACGGTGGCGCCGCAGCGCTGCATGATTACCTGCTGCACCTCGATCTGGGCGAGTTTGGCAACGGGCAAGCCCCGCCGGTCACGTCAGCAAAATCCGAACTGATCAGCCTCTCGCTCGACAGCACCGCGCGGTTCTACTACGCGCTCATCTCCGGCGACATCCCCGGCGTTACGCCTTGTCCCGCGCTCAGCAGCAGCGTTTACGAACTGTACCGGCTGTGGTGCAACCACACCGGCAACCGCGCTGCGCCGCAACAGCGGCTCATCAACGCCTGGCAGCGGCATCACCGCGTCGTCAACGCCCGCAAGCGGTACCAGCACGGCTCACGCGTTGCCGGCCCGCATGGTGTGCTGTACCTCGGTGCCTGCGAACTGCCACCCGATGCCAACGAAACCACCTGGCTTGGCGACCAGATCAGCGCATTCAAAGCGTCCGTTGTCGACTATCGCGAGGCCACCAAATGACCGCCATGCCCGAATCTGTGCGGGTGTGCGGGCAGGTGTGCGGGCTGCGTGTGCGGGCTGGAATGGCGTCAGTGCGCCACCGTAGCTGTTTGCGGCCTATCGCCTACACGTGCGCGCGAATTGCACAAAATCTCACTACGCCCAAACGCGCCCGCGCATGTGCAATCCATGCACCTGCCCGCACACCCGCACAGCCCATGCGTGGCGCGTGTTTCAGCCCGCACACGCAGCCCGCACACCTGCCCGCACACCCGCACACTCGCGCGCGCGTCTTTCTCACCCTCGCGTTTCACGAAAAAAGAGTAGTAGCTGATGGCCAGTAACCAGGCCGAATTGCCGCAAGCCTGCAGCCAGGCCGCCTTTGCGCGCCGGCTGGGCTACCGCCGCAGCTACGTCACCGCCCTCAAGGCTGCTGGCCGCCTGGTGCTGTCGGATGATGGCCAAGTGCTAGTGGCTGAATCGATGGCCCGGATCGAGGCCACCCGCGACCCCGGCAAAGCGGCCGTTGCCGAACGCCACGCAGCGGCCCGCACAGCGCCGCAGGCGCCGGAAGCTAATCAGCCCGCGCCACCGCGGGCAGACCAAGCGGCAGAAAGCGAAAGCGCCGTCGGTTACCAGCACTGGCGCGAACGCCGCGAGCGTGCCGGTGCACTAGCCGCTGAGCGCGAAAACGCACTGGCCGAAGGCAAACTGCTGCCTGCCGCCGATGTCGCCGCGCAAGTCACCACCGCGTTCGTCATCGCACGTGGCGCGCTCGAGGGCCTGCCCGACATCCTCGCCCCGCAACTGGCCGCAGAATCCGACGAATCGCGCTGCCGCGCCTTGCTAGTGGATGCCGTCGAATTGCACCTGGCTGATCTGAGCCGCCGCCTGTCAACGCTGGGCGGCACGCCATGAGCGCCAGCTGCTATGCCAACGCCGTGTCGGTGGTGTCGCGTGCTGCATCGCGCGCCGTGGCCCCGCGCCGGCCGCTCACGGTAAGCCAGTGGTCCGATGCCGAGCGCTATCTCAGCAACAAGGGCAGCTCAGAGCCTGGGCGCTGGCGCACCGCCCGCAACCCCATCCTGCGCGAACCCATGGATTGCATGTCGCTGCGCAGCGCAGTTCACGACGCTGTGTGCATGTTTCCCATCCAGATCGGCAAAACCGAGATCGCCGTCAACACCGTCGGCTACGTCATGGATCACGCTCCCGGCCCGATCATGGTGGCGCTGCCTGGCGAAGTGTCGCTCAACAAATGGGTGGCGCAAAAGTTCCAGCCCGCGCTCGATGAAACTCCCGCCATGCGCCGCGCGCTCACCAGCGTTGCCAGTCGCGATGGTGCCAATCAACGCGCGTTCAAGGATTTCGCCGGAGGCCAGATCTACATCGAGCACGGCGGCAGCCCGCAGCGGCTCAAGTCCACCACGGTCAAGGTGCTCATTGTCGATGAGCTCGACGAATTCGCCACAAACCTCAAGGGCGGTGATGACCCGGTAAAGCTGCTTGAAGGCCGCACCTCGGCGTTCCCCAGCACACACAAGCGGCTATACATCAGCACCCCGGGCATCGAAGGCATCAGCCGCACCAAACAGTTCTACGAGCAGAGCGATCAGCGCCGCTACTACGTGCCATGCCCGCACTGCGGCCACGAGCAACCGCTCGAGTGGTCTGGCCTGCACTGGAACCCCGACGCCACCCAGTGCTGGTACGCCTGCCGCGACTGCGGCGCCTGCATCGATGAGCACCACAAAACCGACATGATCAGCGCCGGCCGATGGGTTGCCGAAAAGCCCGGCGCGGCCATGCGCGGCTACACCGTCAACTGCCTGTATTACCAGTTTGGCCTCGGCCCGCGCTGGCTCACCATGGTGCAAGAGTGGCGCGATGCCCAAGGCGACCCGGCAAAGCTCAAGACCTTCATCAACGATCGCCTGGCCGAAACCTTCGAAGATCCGAAGATGCGCGCCGTCAAGCACAACGCCATCTTTGACCGCGCCGAGGCGTACCCCCTGCGCACCGCCCCCGAAGGCGTGCTCGAGGTCACCGTTGGCGTGGATACCCAGGACAACCGGCTGGCTGCACACACCGTTGGCTGGGGTCGCGGCCTGCAAGCCTGGACGCTCGATTACATCGAACTGCCAGGCGACCCGGCCGAGGATGCCGTCTGGTTTGCCCTGGTGGAACTGCTCAACAAACCCATCGCCCATGTATCCGGCGGCGTGCTGCGCGTCGCCGCCACCCTCATCGATGCTGGCGGCCACCGCACCGAAGCGGTCAAGGATTTCGCCCGCAAGCACCTGCTGCGCCGATGTCGGCCCATCTTCGGTGCTGTACCGAATAACGCGCCTGTGCTCAGCAAGGGCAAGCTGCAAGACATCAACTGGCGCGGCCAGCTTGACAAGCGCGGCGTCATCATCCACCACGTCGGCACGGTTGCCATCAAGCACCTGCTGTATTCGCGGCTCAGCGCAGATGCCGACAAGCCAGTCGAGGATCGCCAGATTCACCTGAGCGATGAGTTGGGCTCCGATTTCTTTGGCGGCCTGGTCAGCGAAACCTACAACCCCGCAAAAAACCGCTTCGAAAAGCGCCGCGGCGGCTTCCGCAACGAACCGCTCGACACCTGGGTGTATGCCTACGCCGCCACCCACCATCCCGAATTGCGCCTGCACCGCCGCAGCAAAGCCGACTGGGATGCGGCCGAGGCCCGCATCGCCCGCTCAGCCGACAAGGAAGACAACGAACCGACGGCACCAGCGGAACAAAGCACGGCCAAGAAACACGGCACCCGCAAACGCGGCAACTTCGTGACCACCTGGTCATAACCAACTGGTGACCCGCATGAAAGATGACCTGATCAGTGACATCATCGCCCGCCTGCAATCCGAGCAAGGGCCGATCCCTCCGGCCGTAGCCATGAAAATCGAGGCGTCCATCCGACGCGACTGGGGCGGGGAGCGCCACTACATCGCCAAAACCGGCGAAATTGGCAATCACATACTGGCCGCACGTGATCAGCGCATCATCAGCGAATCACGGCGCGGCGATCACGATGAGCTTATCGCCAGGCGCTGGGGAATATCCACCCGGCGCGTTCGGCAGATACTGTCCGCGATCCGCGCAGCCGCAACCCCGGCTGCCAATGACGCGCAGTGCGCAAACGTCAAGCGCAAGAAGCAGCGTGGGTAGCCCATACAGCGGAAACGCTTTGCCTTAACCATTTCCGTTTTCCTTGCCATCGTGGCGGCATGGCAGACATTCCCAGCCGTATCCCCACACGATTGCGCGCTGGCGACACCGCGCGCTGGCGGCTTGACCTGCCGGATTACCCGCCAGCGGATGGCTGGGCACTGGCATATACCCTTGTCACCACAACTGGCGTCATCTCGATAGTGTCGGCGGCCGATGGCTCCGCTCACCTGGTCGAAGTGCCGACCGCAACCACTGCCGTATGGCAGGCCGGGCGCTACACCTACCAGGAATATGTCACCCGCACCGGAGAGCGGGTAACGCTCAGCACCGGCGAGGTGTTGATCGAGCCCGACCTGTCGCAAGTCATCGCTGGCGCAGATACCCGCAGCCATGCGCGGCGCGTGCTCGATTCGATCGAGGCGTGGCTGGAAACAAAATCCGCGATTGCCGGATCCGTGCAGATCGGTGATCGCCGCGTGCAGCAATACCCCATTACCGAATTGTTGGCACTGCGTGATCGTTACCGCGCCGAAGTGGCGCGCGAGCGCGGCAGTACCGGCCGCGTATTGACGAGGTTCTGATGATCAACCCGTTCCGGCGGCAGCGTAGCGAGCCCGACCCCGAAAAAACCAAGCGATTGGCACGGGCGCTGGAATTCAATCTGCCGCGCCACGGCGCGCGGCGTTTCGATGCTGCGGTCAGCGATCGGCTCACCGCCAGCTGGGTATCCGGCGCCACCGCCATCGATGCCGAATTGCGTGGTCAACTCGACCCACTGCGCAACCGCAGCCGCGACCTGTTCAAGAACAACGAGTACGCCGCCAAGTTCGGCCGCATGGTGCGCAACAACGTCGTCGGCCCCGATGGGTTCATGCTGCAAGCACGGGTTACCGACCCATCCGGCAGTGCCGACAGCCTGGCCAACAAAACCATCGAAGCCGCGTGGTGGCGTTGGATGCGCCCAGCAAATTGTGAGGCATCTGGCAAGCACAGCTTTGTCGGCGTCTGTAACCAGGTTGCACTGGCGCTGGCACGCGATGGCGAGTTTCTGGTGCGCAAGGTGCGTGGCCGTGGCCTTGGCGAATTTGGCTTTCAGCTGCAGCTGATCGATGTCGCACGGCTCGATACCACGCTCAACCGCGACGCACGCGAGGGCCTCAACGCCATCGTGATGGGTGTCGAGCTTGATCCCAGCGGCCGGGCGCTGTTCTACCACATCAAAACCGCATCCAGCCGCACCGGCCGCGCCACCCGCGAACGCATCCCGGCCAGCGAAATCATCCATGGTTTCATTCCCATCGAAACCGAGCAAACGCGCGGTGTGCCGTGGATGCATGCCGCCATGCTGCGCATGCACGACCTCAACGGTTATCGCGGCGCAGCCGTCATCGCAGCCCGTGTCGGCGCCAGCAAAATGGGCGTGTGGGAAACCCCCGATGGCCTGCCGCCGCCGGGTGCTTCCGAGGGCGACGAGCCGGGCAGTTACATCACCGAAGTTGACCCTGGCCATTTTGATTTCGCGCCGCCCGGCTACAAGCTCACCACCTACGACCCCACCTATCCGCACGACCAGTTCGACAGCTTCACCAAGTCGGTGCTGCGCGGCATTGCCAGCGGCATCGGCGTTGCCTACAACGCGCTGGCAAACGATCTGGAAGGCGTCAATTTCAGCTCAATCCGTGCCGGCGTGCTCGAAGAGCGCGAGCACTGGATGGCAATCCAGAACTGGATGATCAGCGCCTTCCTCGATGTCGTCTACGAGGAATGGCTGGCGCACACCCTGCTGTCTGGCGGCTTCGTGATGCCCAACGGTGCCGTGCTGCCGGCGGCCAAGCTCGACAAGTTCCGCGAGCACGTATGGCAGCCGCGGCGCTGGCCCTGGGTCGACCCGCTCAAGGATATCCAGGCCAGCGTGATGGCCATCGACAACATGATCGCTAGCCCGCAGCAGATCGCCGCGCAATCGGGCCGCGATATCGAAGACGTGCTCGATGACATCGTCGCGTTCAAAAAGCTGCTTGCCGAACGCGGCCTGCAGGCCGTTGCGGCCAAGCCCAAGCAATCACCCGCCAGCATCGGTGCAGATACGGCTGCGGATGAAAACGCGTAGGAAACGCTTTGCCTTAACCATTTCCGAAATCACGCACAGGATGACGACATGAGTAAGCAGGTAGCCAAACAAATCACGGACGGCAAACCGATCGTCCGCAGCTTCCAGATCGACCGCGAGCGCAGCGCCATCAACGAGGACGCGCGCACCGTCGAGCTTGCATTCAGTTCCGAAACGCCCGTTGAGCGCAGTTTCGGCCTCGAAGTTTTAGACCACCGCGAAGCCAGCATTCGGCTGGATCGGCTCAAAAGCGGTGGCGCAGTGCTGGTGGATCATGATCCACGCGATCTGGTCGGAGTGATCGAATCGGTACAGATCGGCGCGGACCGGGTAGGTCGCGCCGTGGTGCGCTTTGGGAAAAGTGCGCGTGCCAGCGAAATCTTCCAGGACGTCGTGGACGACATCCGCAGCAAAGTGTCGGTCAGTTACCGGATTCACGATGCCGTGCTTGAACCCAGAGTTGAGGGCGCGAAGCAAGACACGTTCCGGATCACTGACTGGGAGCCGATGGAAATCAGCATGGTCAGTATCCCGGCAGACACTGCCGTGGGTGTTGGCCGCAGTGCTGACATGACCGCAACAACGCAAACACCTACCCTCAAGGAACCCGCAGCCATGCCTGATGACAACAAAGACACTCCCAACCCGGCCGACATCGCCGCCGCGCGCGCCGCTGGCGCCGCCTCGGGCAGCGAAGCCGAGCGCAAGCGTTCCAGCGCCATCGCCGAAATTGCCAAGCAATACGCCGCCTACAAGCTCGACGACATCGCGCGCGACGCGATCGTGTCGGGCATGAGCGTGGATGAGTTCCAGCGCAAGGCGCTCGAACACATCGGCACCACCAAAGCCCTGCCCACCGCCGAAATCGGCATGGGCGAGGAAGACCTCAAGCGCTACAGCATCATGCGTGCGCTGCGCTATCTGGCTGATCCCAAGGACCGCCAATCGCGCGAGCAGGCCAAGTTCGAAATCGAATGCAGCGAGGCCGCTGCCGAACGTTCGGT